TATAAAAAATATAAAAAACATAGTAAATGCTTAACCCTAACATTGAAATAAAGAAGTGGTTTTATACCAATTTGACAAGTTCAAGTGGGTTGCCTGTTTATGATGGAATAGCCCTTGAATCAGCACCCGATGAATATATTATTATGAGTGGCAGAAGTTCAAACCAAGAGCAGGGTAAAATTAGTTACACCAATACAGTTACCATTGATGTTGACATTGTCATAAAAAATAGTAACTTTGGATATAAAAGAGCCGAAACAATAAGCGATTTAATACTAAATGCAATCAACTCGGAAACAAATATAACCCTAGCAAATGGGTTTTATGCTTCAAGTTTAGTGGTGAGTGCAATTAGAAATTTAGATGGTTTAAACCCTTTGGACAATGTATTTAGAACAATAATAACTTATAATTTAATAATAACTCAAAATTAAAATAAAATGGCAGAAACAAAAGTATCAGCAAGAGATTATATTCTTACCGCTGACATAGACGGAGACGCAACATTTAAAGCAGTCGCTTGTCTTACAACTAACTCAATGACATCAACAGTAAACACTATTGATGCAACTTCTAAATGTGGAGACCAATATCAAGCTGGTCCTTCATTTACTCAATCATTTAAAGGCGAAGGATTTGCAATTGATGAAACAGGAACACCTAGTAAGGATTCTTATCAACAATTGTATGCTGCTCACGCTGCTAAAACTGCCTTCAGTATGAAGATGGGTAAAGCAACACCAACCGCAGGTGATATTGTTTATTCAGGTCAAGTATTTATTAGCGATTTTGAAGTAAACGCTGCTGATAAAGATGATGTTAAATTTACTGCAACTTTCGTAGTAACATTGCCACCATTAACACAAACTGAAACTGCATAAACCTATGTTTGAATTAAAACTAAACAACAAAACAATTCAATTAAAATGGGGTACTTGGTCAATGAGGGAATTTTGCAAAGCAAAAGACATATCTATTGACAAATACTTTGAAGTTTTAGGTAGCAATAAATATGACTTGGATAACATTGTTAAACTAATACATATCGGTTACAAATCGGCTTGTATTTCTAACAAACAAGAAATTGAATTTACCGAAGATGACGTTTGCGATTGGATTGATGAAATAGGCGGAATTTTTAATACTGAAGGACAAATTATTTTGTACTTAAAATATATTGTAGAACATACAGTTTTAGCAGTACAAGGAACACCTAAAGAAGAAAAAAAAAAGTCTAGTAAAGTTAGGTTGGGATGATATTTTAGTTAAGGCTGCTGAATGCAATATAAGACCCAATGAGTTTTGGGATATGACTTGGAAAGACTTTTCTATTATCGTAATGGGTAAAGAGAAACAAGAATTAAACGAATGGGCAAGGACTAGAAACCTTGCCTATATTGTATATTTAAGTAACAGTTCCGAAAGGTCACCTAAAAGTATGAAGGCTTTTTGGCACATACCAGCGATTGATGATTTGGAAGTTGAAGAAGAAAAGGTAATGTTAAGTAGAGACCAATTGGCAAGGACACTAAAGTTATACGGAGTAAATTAATAAAAATGGCAGAAACAATAAGTTTAGAGGTTTTTTTGGGGATGAACTCGGACCAATTACAAGCCGAATTAATTAAATCACAGAATGAGTTAAAGAAATTTGAATCTCAATTAAAAAGGTCAACTAATACTGCCGAAATTGTTGTATTAAAAGAAAAAATTGCAGCAACAACTGGCACTATTAACAACATTACTAATGCATTAGGTAATACAAGTAGAAAATTTGGCGATGCTACTAATGCTTTAACTAACTTTTCAAGGATTGCTCAAGATGCTCCTTATGGACTTATTGGTATTACGAACAACCTTAACCCAATGTTGGAATCATTCCAACGATTATCTAAAAGTGAAGGCGGAACTAAAAGAGCATTTCAGGCAATGGCAGCTGGGTTAACAGGTCCAGCAGGTATTGGTATTGCATTGGCGGTTGTTTCTTCTTTAATGGTTGCATTTGGTAAAGACATATCAATATTTATTGATAAGGCAACAGGTGGTTCTGCATCATTAAGAGAATTTGCTAATGCTTTCACAGGAGCAAAAGATGCTTTTTCAGGAGCTTATGTACAAATAGAAAATGTAAATAATGCTTTTGAGAAATTCAAGAATGGCACATTATCAAAAAAGGATGCTTTAGAAGAATATAATAATTCATTAGGTAAAGTTTACGGAACTACAAAAGATATAGCAGAAGCGGAAAGGTTATTTATTGAAAATAAAGATAACTATGTAAAAGCTGCATTATATAGAGCTGCTGCACAAATAGCGTTAAAGAAAGCATCCGAAGAAGCGTTTAAACAATTAGAAGCACAATCAGCACCTGAAAACGCAAACAAAGTTGATTTATTTGCAGGTGAAAGTTTAGGTGCATTTGCTTTGTCTAAATTAACAAAAGGTCCAGCAATTAGTGTTACTGATATCATAGGAAGTGAAGCAATTGCAAAAAAAGCTAAAACACAAGAACAGGTATTTAAAAGTATATTTGACCAATTTAATAAATTAGCACAACAACAAGATAAAGCAGCAGTACACTCAAAAAATTTCGGTAAAGAACTTGATAATATTTCAAAAACGGCATTAAAGCGTTCAAAAGATATCAATAAAGAAATTGATAGCACTACAACAACAACTGATAAAACAAAGTCAAAAAGAAAAACAAGTGCTTCTATTGACGCATTAAAAGAATATTCTGCTGCATTAAAATATGAATTGTCAAGGCAATTAATGGACATTGAAAAATATCAAAAGATATTTAAGGACAAAGGTTTTGATAATGGATTAATTCTTACCTATGGTGATAAAGGGGAATCTGCTGATAGAAAAAGAAGAATGGCTGATGAAAGGAAAAGAGTAACAGGTCAAGATAATAGTTTAGGTGGATTTTTAAGTAAGGATGCTTCAAATAGAATGAATATTTGGAAACAAGAAAGCGATGCAGTTGATGCAGCTGCTAAATCTTACGAAAACTTTGCTAATTTATTAGCAAATAATGTTACAAGTGGTTTAATGAGTGTTTTTGATGCAATAGAGCAAGGAACTAATCCCTTAACTTCTATTGCTCAAATGTTCCTTAATATAGCTAAATCAATAGCTGCTGCGGTTATACAGGCAACAATATTTGAAGCATTACTTACCGCATTTCCTGAACTTAAAGCAATATTTAGAGCGAGTGGTGCTTTACAAAGTGCATTTGGGTTTTCGGGTGCAAGAGCAACAGGAGGTATTACTAATGGTCCATCAATGGCTTTAGTCGGTGAAGCTGGTCCTGAAGCTATTATCCCTTTAAGTAAATTAAGCGGAATGCTTAACACCACATTTAGTGCAGGTGCAATGAATGGTGGCGGAATGGGTGGAAATGGTTCATTTGTATTAAGAGGCAATGATTTAGTTTTAGCATTACAAAGGTCTAATTCATCATTAAATTTACGTAGAGGTGGCATATAACTTAAAATACCAAATAACTGCTGCAACCAAAAACAATCAAGTTGCGGTTGTAGAAATGTATATTGATGAAGTAGTCGCTGCGGTAATTGAATATCCTGCAACTGCAATTCAATTGCAATACATCCCAAGAAGTGATGATATTTACGAACCTATTTATGCAAGTCAGTTAAATGTTAGTATTGATGTAACGGATGATGATGCAAATATGCCTGACTTTACAACATTGAACGATAGGAAATATTTAGTTAAGTTATTAATAGATGGTACTATTTATTGGCAAGGTTGGGTTTTAAGTGATTTGGTTCAATACTCATTTACCACAGGAAGGAAAGAATTAGCTTTTAATGCTATTGATGGACTTGGAATGTTAGATTACATTCCTTTTACATTTACCGAAACTAATGTAGCAGGTAACACAAAATTAAGCCCACAATCGGTTCTTTACTTTTTATATACTTGTTTGGGTGAAATAGAATTCCCAACAGGATTGAATTTAGTTACTGCTTGTTCTTATTATGCAGCTGGTATGTTAAATAGAGGTGATGGTAGCCAATACGAGCCATTTAATCAAAGTTATTTACGACCTGTTTACTTCCAAAATGATGATGAAACATACGAAACTTGTTTAGTTGTTTTGACTAAAATATTAAAGTCATTTGGTTGCAAACTTTATCAGTCTAATGGCAAATGGTATATTGTAGCGGTTAATGAATTTGCTGCTGCTCCATATTTTGCTTACACTTACTTTACGGAATACGATGCAGATGGCTTATTAGTAGATTCAGGCACATTTAATACATTAAGCGAAATACAACCATACACAGGAAATACAAGCGGTTTATACTTTACTAATAATAGCCAAATGAAGCTATTTAAGAAAGGTTATAACAATTTCAATTATAGATACGATATTAGTTTCTCACCTAATTATATATCAAATCCAAACCTAAAGAGTTTAACAGGTGGATTTCCTACATTATGGCAAACATTTAATCAAGGTTCAGGCGGAAGCGTTGCAATAGTTAGTAAACCATACGAAGCAAGTGATTGGTTTAATATTACATTAGGCACATCAACAGGGGTTACAGGATTAACTGAAGTGCATACAAATCCTGTTGGATATGTAACCGAGAATGACACTTTAACTTATACACAAACATTTTTTGAGCAAAGTATTGAT